CAATATCACTTGCGCTTTTATAAGGGTTTGCATAGATAATTCTATTTTGATTGATTCCTAAATCAAGAATTTGTTTTATTTCACCATGGCTTGCACAGTCAAAGTTTACTTTTGCTTTAGCAAGAGTAGATAATAAATATTCATCATTGTTACATTTAACTGCATAATGTGGTTGGATATTGGGTAAATGATGATTCCACAAATTTACTTGATTTAATAGAGGTTTTGTACAAACTTTAAAGAAAGATTTCTGGCCCTTAGTAAGTTCAGTGATTTTTTTCAGTATGATAATAATAAAATAAGATAATTTTAATTTAGAATTAACTTTTCAATTTTTTATTTTAAGAGACAATGATTTTATCAACTAAACTATTTTTTATTATTTATGTATTCGTTAGAAAAATGATACCATAATGTAAAAAATATATCATCATAAAAAAAATAATATAAATTTTTTCATGTGAAAATAAAAATAAAAGTAGGGTGAAGGGGACAATTTTAAAAATGAAATTAAATATTAAAAACAAGTCCAGCCATACCATTTTTAAAACTCAATATATTATAACCAAGTGCATATGTCTTAATAATTAATGTATCATTTCCTTTTTGAATATGATTTATTAATTGATCATGCATTTTAAACAAGAAAGATTTATATTTATATGTACTTAAATTAGAGGTACCACTTGGCTGATATTCTTCAGGCATCAAACAATATGAATAAATATTAATTCCATCTGCAGGTGTCTTTGAATGATATGTATAAGGTTGTACAAAATTTGTAAAATTACTATCATAGTTCTGAAATCTATTATATTGTTCATATGTATAAGTTGTTGATAAAAATGGATTTATGTCACCATATATGGACGAAGATGAAGAATCTATGAAATTTACTAATCGTAAAAAACTATCATTTTCACTTTTATAAAATATAGAATATATTGTAATTGATGTTAAATCAACTGAAATAATCTTATAATTTCCATTATAATTTTGTGAATTAAAAATATTTATTGTATCGCCCATACTAAATATATGATTACCAATTACTATTTGTATTTTTTGTTCTAATGTATTTGAGGAAGTTGATGAACCAGATACAATAACATTATTAATTGCATTTATACTATAGATTATTCCTAAATTATAGGTATCTAAAAAGTTTCGATTTAAATTATTATTACTTTGTGCGACCCAAAATAATTCTTTAACAGAATTTATAAAAAATGATTCGATTGATACGTTTGTTGATGTAATATTTTGATAATTATAATTTTGTACAACCTCTATTAAATATTCTTGTGGAGATTGAGCAAATTTACCTCTTTCATCAACATCTAAATATATATAATCTACATTTAGATTTATATCCATTAATTGTACTGTATCTTGGAAATTATAATCAGATGGTGCATCTGTAAATATTAAATTTTTTATGTCATTTAATTCTAATTCTATACGTATATCACTATACTTTAAGAATACTAACGGTAATGAACCAGAAATATATTTATTAAACCAAAATAATAATGGAATATTTAAAGTATATGTATCTTTTTGTGTATAATCATATGTAGTTAATGAATCTATATTTCCAATTAATTTATCATATGTTTTTTGTAATTCACTATTTAATGATAATTCATTCCAAATATTGAACCAATCATTTGTATGTCTATCAATAACTTGCCCACCAATTTCAACAGTTATATTTTTTATAAGTTGATGTCCTATATTTTTAATCCAGCTAAATTTATAATTTGGATAATTTAAATGATTCTTTTGATAATCTTTAATATTATTAAATAAACAATAATCCATTTGTTTAATATTGTTTTTAAAATTAAATAACTCTCTTTTGATACTTGTAATTAAATTCGCAGATGTTGAATAATATGATAAATTATAATTTGTAATTATTCGTATAATATCAATATCTGATATACTGCGATTATTAAATTTCATATTATTATACAAGTAATTACCATTTGGATCATAAAAATTATCCGTTGGTATAAATTGGTTAACTTGAATTGTTTTATTATATGTAATATTATATTGTCTCTTAAGATTGTTATAAATAGATGATGTATAATATACAGATGTAATTTGTTTTATTTTATTAAATAAATTTGTTAGACTGACATTCTGATTAATTGTTGATATATATTTATTTAATTCACGATAATACTGAAATATATAATTAATAATATTCTTAAAATTTGAATATTGGGTCTGTAAATTTAATATTTCTGTTGCATCAGTTGCATTATATTTAGATACATAATTTGGATTTGGTAGCAGGACCGTAGGTAGAACAATCTGTAAATACATTTTATTTACTAGATCACCAACCCTATCAAGTGTACATGAAATCTTATATCCAAAATTTGCAGTTCCACTAAATGTTTGTACTAAATTTTCAATTGCAAAATTTGTATATCTACGATAAACTAATTTAAAAAATGTTATTTGTGGCATACCTGTTAAAAAAACATCGGCAGTACCATATGCGACTATTTGAATTAATCCACCAGTCATATATTATAATATTATTATAATTTTATATTCAAAAAAAATAAAATAAAATAAAATAAAATTATTAGATAGATGGAATAAATTCCCAATTCAAGTGAGCACATATTTTCTTCCATATAAATATATCCATATCTTTTATCTTTTGATCAGATTTTAATAAATGTATAAACGGTAATATAAAATCTAATTCTGTTAATTCACATAATTTATATATAATATATGAATAACTGATTAAATTTTTACGCATATTTGGTTTATAAATTTTAAATGGTTCCTGAACTTCTCTAAACATTAATCTTAATTTTTCTTCTTGTTCTCTTGCTAATTGAGGAGGTTCTTTACCAGTTGTTTTAAATATTATATATGGTATATCGTCATAGTATTTATTTAATCCTAATTTACTTAATATTTCGCGCATATAATAAGGAGTTATATTTTTGACATCACCATTTAGATTATATTTATTAATTTCTTTCTTAATTTTATCACATACTTCATCACTTAATTCAATAACTTCTTTACCTTGAATTTTATTTAACCATTCATTAAAATGATTCATTGTTTTATATGCTACATATGTTTTAGTATCATTACATTCTTCTTTATAATTTGGAATATCACTTTCAACTAAAATTGTTTGACTCTCACCACAAATTCTACAAACCATGAGTCCATTATGTAAATCTAGTATCATTTCATCTTTGCACTTTTCACATAATTTAGAAATATTATCAAATTTATTACGTTTCTTATTACCTTTTGTAATTGTTTCTTTATCAACTTTTGATAAGTATTGATTTAATAGATTAAACTTATCTTGGCTATCATCCTCATAATCCATTAAAATATCAAATACTTCGTGTAAATAATCATATTCGTCATACAATGATAATTGTTGTTTTTGTGAACGTAACTCGCTGCATTTTATATTTATAGTATTCTTTTCAGATATATTTACTGTTTCTGATAATTTTTTTTCTAAATCTACTAATTCCTCATCTAATTTCTCTATCTTTACTTTAGATGATTCAAGTTCATTAGTGATTTCATCGTGTCTAGCAGCTAAATTTGATTTTACGGGTTGTTTTTTAATTGACTGTAATATTGAGTGATACTTTGAATTCTTCTTTTTAAACATATATAACTAATAAATTATGGTTTCTTCTTAAATTAAAAAAATAATATAGTTTTAATTTTTTTAATTAATTTGTTTCTCGAAAATTTTTTTCTATAATAAAGATATATATATCAAATGGGTGGCGGTTTAATGCAATTAGTAGCTTATGGCGCACAAGATGTTTACCTAAATTAACTGTTGGGTAGAAAAGCAGGCTGCCAAAGAATCAGACATATAGATTCTTTGGATAAAATCAGTTAGTAATATATGTCTATTTGGTATCAACCCCTACCAAATATTTACATCTGCTAGTGAATGATTGTAATAAAATTGTATATACATAAGATCATTTGCGACACTTTCAAATTCAGGCGAACTCGTAAAGCCGTATAAAGTGTTATAGAGAGAAAAATATATAATAATATAGATGTCTACAAAAATTTGTAATACGTGTAATTTATCTAAAAAATTAGATGAATTTAATAAAAGATCTAAGTTTTCATATCAACATAAATGCAAAGATTGTACTAATAAAGATGCCAAAGAATACAGAGAAAAAAATAAAGAATTGTTAAAAGAAAAACAATCTCTTTGGTATCATACAATTGGTAAAGATTTTAAAAAAGAATATGAAAATATAAATAAAGATTATATTAATACACGTAATCGTAATAAATATAAAAATGATTATCAATATCGAATGAAAAAGATTTTGAGATCAAGGTTTAAAAAAACAATGCTAGAACAAAAAAATTATAAAAGTATTCTAACTTACTTAGGTGTAACTATTGAATATTTTAATAATTGGATTGAAAGTCAATTTGACAATAAAATGACTTGGGATAACCAAGGAATATATTGGGAAATTGATCATGTAATTCCATGTTCTAGCTTTGATTTTTCAGATGAAACAGATTTAAATAAATGTTTTAACTGGAAAAATATGAGACCTTGTGAGAGAATTGAAAATTATTCAAAAAATAATAAAATAATTCAAGAAATTATTGATAATCATAATAGAAATGTAGAGCTATATATCTCTAAACATCCCGTACCAAGTTAAGTAGGAAACTATTTAATGGCTCAGAATAGCAAGCTGAGAGATGGTAACAAGCGGGCGGATATAGATAATAAAAATAGTTAAATGAATATCTAAAATTGATAAGCACTGAGCCAAGTCCTAAAGATCGTTATGCAAGATCCATGGATGCAGTCCAGAGACTAGATGTAAGTGGGTCGGAGAGAATTAGCAATTCTCGATGAAGGCCTAAGGTATAGTCCATCCCCATCACGAAAGTATGGGAACCTGATGAACAGGTAATCCTCAAATCACTTTTTTCAAAGTAGTATACCGCAGACATACTAACTTTGCAATGGAATCCATTGAACAAACCTTCAATGGACAAGGAGACTTCGGTCGTAAAGTACAATGCCCTATCGTACGTAACGGTGACTTAATCACCAAGATGTACCTCAGAGTAGCAGTATCTGGCGGTGTTACCACCGCTAACGCTGGTGCTAATGCCCAATGGGGATGGGTAACATCCCTCGGCCACGCACTCATCGACAACGTTGAACTCGAAATCGGTGGCACCCGTATCGACAAACACTGGGGTGAATGGCTCACTATCTGGAATGAACTTTCCAGAAAGATCGGCCAAGACCGTGGCTTTGCAACAATGATTGGAAACGTTCCCCAATTAACTGAATTAAGTCAACAACACCCTGCCTACACTTTATGGGTACCCATGAAATTCTTCTTCTGCAAATTCGATGGTTTAGCTCTTCCCTTAATCGCTCTCCAATACCACGAAGTTCGCGTCAATTTTGAATTCAGACCCGTAGAACAATTACTTGTAGTTAAAGGCAACACCAACGCAAAATCCTTAGCATCTGCACTCTCTCTTAGAATGTCTGACTGCTCTCTCTATGTAGACTACATCTACCTTGATTCTGAAGAACGCAAACGCTTCGCCCAAGCCTCCCACGAATACCTCATCGAAGCTCTCCAATTCCCTGGTGAAGAATCCATCACTGGTTCCAACTCCAGATTCAGATTAAATTTAAATCACCCTTGCAAATTCTTAATCTGGGCCACCAAGCTTGGTCGCTACACCAACGGAAACACTTTCTTAGCTTACAATCCTTCTGACTTAGAAGCTACTAGATTAGAAGCCACTAAACGCTTTGTTCTTAAATACGCAAATGTCGATTCCAATGATTTCGTAACTACAGATGCTTACGGAGTCGTCTTACCCACTGGCTCAAATGCTGGCTTACAATTAGTATTCCAAACAATCAATGCAGTTACAATTGCAAATGTAGGTACATTAGGTGCTGCTGATGTAGATAACATCACTATCCTTGGCGAACTCTTACCCGCCGACTTTGTTTCCTATGCCGTTACATCTTCAGGAAGCGGTTTACCCACAACTTTCACTTTTGATAATGGTGTATATGTTGCAAGTATTGGATACCCCGGCACCATCACCACAAACGGCGATGGTGCAGCTGTACACGATGTACAACTCTACCAATGGGATAACTTTGGCCTCCAACAAGATGCCTCTGAAAACATGACCCAAACTGCATTACTCCAACTCAATGGACAAGACAGATTCTCCCAACGTGAAGGACAATACTTTAACTACGTTCAACCCTGGCAACACTTCAGCAACACCCCCGCCGATGGTGTTAACGTATATTCCTTTGCACTCAACCCCGAAGAACACCAACCTTCCGGCACATGCAATTTCTCCCGTATTGATAACGCAACCCTTGCATTAACTTTCGGACGTGTAAACCAAGGCAGTGGTGTACTCGAAAACAACTTCCAATCTAACTACCTCCAAGACAACTCCACCTTCTCTGTATACGCTGTAAACTACAATGTATTACGTGTCATGAGTGGAATGGCGGGTTTAGCGTATTCAAATTAAACGTGGTTTTATTATTTTTGTATTTTTTTAGAACTCAAAAAATTGCAATTATTAAAAACTAATATAAAGACATATTATTTATATATATTATATACATAATGTCTCTTCCAAAGTCAACAAAGATTAAGACTTACACAAAAACTGACGATCTTCGTGAAATTAAAATTATCGTTCCTATCATTCAAAAAATAGAAGTTGAAAAGGTAGTTCAAGTCGTTAAAAAATTTACTGAAAGAAAAATAGTTGGTGAAAAAGAAATAATTAAAACTGTTCCAAAAACTATTGTAAAAACTATATCGACTATTACACATAAAGATATTAATTATAAAGATAAAAGATATACTGTTTGTTATACAAGTTTTAATGAAGATGATATATTATTTCTTATTGACTTTGATAAAAAAGAAAAAGTAATTTCAAAAAAATGGCATTATAAAGATGGTGGATATATTGGGAACACATATTATGAAGACAATAATTTTAAAAGTAAAAGAGAAATATATCTTCATAATTTTGTCATGAATAAATTAACATTTGATGGAAAAGGACAACATCATACGATCGATCATATTAATAGAATTGGATCCGATAATCGTTTAGAGAATTTACGTGACTTATCTCAAAGTTATCAAAATATTAATCAAAAAAAACGAGAAAGAATATGTGAATTACCAGAAGAATGTGGTATTAATCCACAAGATATACCAAAAAATATATATTATAGAAAACCAGAAGGATTACACGGAGATCGTTTTTATTTAGAGATTAAATTTACAGATCCTCCATTTAAATGGTTCTCATCTAGCTCAAAAAAAATAGATTTAAAAACAAAGTTACAACATGCTATATTAAAACTTGATGAATATAAACAAGAAAATCCCGAATATGCAGAACTATTAGATACCCTAAATAATGTTAAACAAAGAAATGACCTCCGGAAATCCTTCAACGATATATTACAATTATCAGGTTTCCCCCAAGAAATCATTAATAAGAATTTAGCTGTACTCGAAGAAGAAAATGAACAACCAATTGATCAACAAGCAAAAGATTTGGCAAAACAATTAATAAATGAAGGGTTTAAATCCGTCACCAGTAACCTACCATCAAATTGTAGAGTAACTCCGGAAATGATACCTAAATATTGTTATTACAAGCCTGCATCAGATAAAAGAGGAGATAAATTTATAATAGAAAGGCATCCCAGTCTAACTAAAAATGGAACTAGACAATGGGCTACAACTGAAGCAAAATCAAAAACAACTAAAGAAAAATTTGATTTAATGCTTGAAAAAATGAATGAATTGAATAAATTAATTATATAGTTTTTAATATCTATACTTATTTTATATAGATATTATGGATTCTAAATTAAATAATATTTTAGGAGAATATTTAAGCTTTTTTACTGGTGGTTTTATGAAGGGAGGCGCATCGCCAAATTTTAAAGATGAAATTCAACGTGCTACCAATATCAATGACTTATTACCAGTTGTTCAGTATTACTTTTGTTATAATACAGCTGGTGGACCCGAAAGAGAGATTACAATAGCAGATTTACATGATGTAGACATTTTAAATAATATAAGACTTCATTCTACAACACGTAATGTAAATACTGAATATCGTGATCATCAAGAACCAATAGTTCATAAATTAGTTGAATTTTATGAAAAAAATAAATTAAGTCGTGAAGAAATTACCCAATTAATTAAAATTGGAGTAAAATTTTCAGATATGATTCGTTCAACTGATGTGATTCCTCCACCAGATGTTATCCCATATTATATAGACCCAACAAATCCAAGTATTAGAGCAAAGGGATCTAAACCACCTCCAATGCCACTCACTGGATTTGTTCAAGAATTTAGAGAATATATTCAAGGTACTAGAAAAGATTTACGTCTAGTTATTACAATTGCAGATGTATTGGAAATTACAAAACAATCTGATATTAGAGGTTTAAAAAGTGGTGTTATGACAGCAGGATTAAAATTATCAG